ACCGGTGGCGAGCGGTGCCTCTGGTGTAAAAGTGGGCCCCACCTAGTGCAGTAGTTTGAGTTTTTGTCACTTTTAGTCCCTCTGCTTCAACTTCTTCATTTTTATACCCTCTACTTAACTGTTATCCAATTAAATTAGCTATGTAGTGTATAATCAGTATAAATACGTATAAATACAATAAAATTAATCATTAATTTTATTTATACGAAGATACGCAATTCCTTGCGTATCGTAGTACATGATCCTATCATACTGCGTATTTACATCGTATAAAACAGTGTCCTAGGGTATCTATACCTATATGATTAAATGTATCAAGCATGAGATCATCTATGGTGTCCAGCATCTCTTCCTCCTTGAAGTCAAAGATGTTAGATTCACGGTACATGACCTCTAACCGGTTCTTGATGGCTTCTTCTGTCCCGTTAAAGTCGAATGGTGGTTGTATCTCTACGTATGTGTAGGGGATTGTGCAGTTGTAACAAGACATGACTGGTTGATTGGTTGAGAAGACCTTGACCATAACTCTTAGGGTAGGTTGAAGCCTTACGTCTATGATGAACTTCAGACCCCATCCGTTATTGTATGTGATCGTCATTTGTGCATCCTTGTGTCGAATGAGGTCTATTTATCCTTGAGTAAGTGGTGGTTTGTGGGTTGTGGCTCAATTTTGTCCATTTGATTGTGATAATGTATTTGTGGTGTGTGTCTTGTGCCCCTAAATATCTTGTTAATCTCCTGATTTTCAAGATAACCAAATAGAGAAGAAAAATGCAATTAAAGGAAAACAAAAGAAAAGAAGAAAAAACAAGAAAACCATCAATAACATCCGATCCGTCAAAATGGAAGCGCAGCGAACATGTCTCCCAAAACAGTAGAAGAAAAAAAAAGAAGAAAAAAAAAGAAAATCCTTGTCTTCATCGAGTATCGAATCGATGATGGTTGAAAATAAAAAAAAAGAAATCCAGAATTAAATTAAGCCCGATTAATCTAAGCCTGTTTGCATCAAAGCCCATGATTTTGGCCCGGCCCATGGTCCAGAGTATATATAGGGTACCGATTGACTAGTCAATTGGGTCTCATACCCCAATTGAGCACCGATGTATCGGGGACGCATAACGACAAAATAGAGGGGAAATGACTAAACTACCCCTGAAATAAAACAGACAGGCGCGTGGGAGTGCGCTGTTAAAGTAGGGTTTCTCTCTCCTCAAACCCCCCGGAGAAGACGAACGGAGGCCTTCCGGTCACCAAATCACGACACGCGCGGCAGTACCAACACGGAGGTGGGCAAACCACTACGCTACGCAGCAGCCTTAGCTACGCCGGAGCTTAGCTCGCCACCGTTATAATATT